AATACTGGCTTTAGTGACGAATGAATATCCTTAACATTTTAGGGAACACTTTTGGAAAACCCAAACAGAAAAAAATTATTTAAAGTTCATTCAATTTTGCTGGATATTTTGAGTGTCTTTTAGAACTTCAAAATCCTATTAATACTGGCTTTAATGACGAACAGTAATCCTTAACATTTTAGGGAACTGTTTTGGAAAAGGGAAATAGAAAAAAATTATTTAAAGTTCATTCAATTTTGCTGGATATTTTGAGTGTCTTATAGTTTTAAAATCATATTGATACTGGCTTTAATGACGAATGAATATCCTTAACATTTTAGGGAACACTTTTGGAAAACCCAAACAGAAAAAAATTATTTAAAGTTCATTCAATTTTGCTGGATTAGAAGACACCTCTTATTAGTCCTCTTGTGCCTTGATAGATTGGTTCTTGAAAAATCCGCTTGACAAAAGGGACATTTTATTTTATCATTTGCTCGCTCCTTGTGTTGCTCCTTCTGGACTATTTCCAGCTCCAATTTTCGCTGTTCGTAGAACTTTTTCACCTCATCATACTCTAATTCAAATCGCTTAAAATAACAATCAAATGTTTTTGTTGTGTTGTTCTTATATTCGGTATAATCACTATTCCATTTAATATTATTGTGTCTGTGATTGGTATGCTTTAGTAGAATGTCAGGAGTTTTAAACATTTCTGTTTTTTCGTCCAATTCTGTTTTGTAAAATAAATGTTGCGTGTGTTTCATCTTCTCACATTTATCCATCTTTACCATTTCAGTCATTTCATTTTTGAATTTTTCTAATTTTTTTTGTAATTGTAATTGTCCTACCTCTTTATATCCATTGTAAAACATTCCCCATTTTGTCCTATCATATTGTTCGTCATTCGTCATCATATTATTAGTAAGTTTTGTTAGTAAGTTTATTATTGTCTAATTATAATAATTTAATTTTCCAATTCAATTTTTTTTTTAATTTTATTTAATTTTTTTTTTTTATTTTATTTTAATAAATTTTTTTTTAATTTTTTAATTTATTTTTTTTATTTAATTTTTAATTTATTTTTTTTTATTTAATTTTTAATTTTATTTAATTTTTTTTTATTTAATTTTTTTTTATTTAATTTTTTTTTAATTTTTATTTAATTTTTTTTTATTTAATTTTATTTTATTTAATTTTATTTTAATAAAATTTTTAGTTATCAAGAAAATATACTCAAAAAAAAAAAAATTGATTTACTTTTTCTGGTTAGAAAAGTTATTACCAATATACACAAAAGCAAGTTAAACTATCAAAATGAATACCGACCAAACTATTATTGGACTGAAAACCCAAGTATCAAGACAAGTTGGGTTGAAGCAGTGGGAAGAAAATGCTGGTAATTTTAACCAAAGGCATTTGGTTAATGCTTGGAAATTAGCATTTGTAACAGGTTTAACAGACGAATTAACTGAAATGATTTGGGATTATATATTGTCATCACCATCTCAAACTTGGAACAAATTAAATAGTTCGGTGTTTGGGATTTATAGCATTATTGAGGAATATACTAACAAAAAAGGATATAAATCTCTCGCACATTTTACAGAGAACAAAACTTATTTAGGAGCAGTTAAGACAATGGGAGATAAACCAGTTTGTTACGAGGGAAACTTCCGTGTTACAAGAGAGCGTTTCAGTCTTAACTTATCAAAACTACTTGATATAAAACCATTCAACGGAGTTTATAACTTGGGGCTATTGTTTATACCACGAGGAGTAGTCACTTGTGTAGAACCGATTATAATTGCTAAAGAAATACATATCATTGAAGAAGAAGAAATTATAATTGCTGAAGCGGTTATAATTGCTGAAAAAGAAATTGTAATTGCTGAAGCGGTTATAATTGCTGAAGAAGAAGAAGAAGAAGAATTTATAATTATTCCAAATAAAAAAGTAAAAAAGCCACGACAAACTAAAAAAGCCACAACAAACTAAAAAATCTTGCCCTTGCTGTAAAATGTAAATAATAATCACCTTTTTTTATTTCATTTTTTAATTAAAAAAAAAATTGAATTGGATTTTCTCGTTACAAAGGTAATTACCAATATAGTTAATATGACAACAGCAAAGACTGAAATCCACAATTTAATGGTTGAGGTATTCTTAATGATTGAGGGATTGAATACGCCAGAAGGGGATTATTTGAAATTCGCAGAATTATTTAAGCAAATGAATATTAATTTAGACCGATTAGTTGGTATGAAACAACAATTATTAAGAAATACATATTACATACGGTATATAAGAAATGAAAATACGGTGACAAGAGTTCGTCTTACAGAAGAACAAAAGAGGAAAAATCCTGAATATGAAATGTGTAATTGCGGGCGATATTCTAAAAAAACAGAAATGAATAATCATTTAAAAACTGGAGTTCATTTTCAAGGACGACGAAATCGTAAGTATGCTGGTAAGGGTTTAGAAGATGAACATATTGACTTTTGTATCTCAAGAGAGGTAGGATTACAAGCGTTTATTATTAGACATCTTGTAACTGTAGAAAACCGAAATCAACGACATCTTGTAACTGTAGAAAACCGAAATGTAAATTTTGAATTTGAAAATCAACCTTAAAATTTAATTTTTTTATTTAATTAAAATATCTTTGCTAATCAAGTCGTTCAAAATGTCTTCGTTTTTTTTTGTATTTTTAATTAATTCCTTTAATTTCTCAAGGGTTGTAGTCCAGTAAAATTCCATATTTTTATATAAATAAAATTCGTATAGCTTCTCTTGATTTTCCCAGCATTCATTATCCCAAGATGATTTGGCGAATTCTTGCTTATTTTTATAATCTTGTATTTCCTGTTCTGCTACTAAAATCTGTTCTTCTAAATCTGGTTCTCCCCCATATCCGTTGATAACCCAATAGTGATTGCCGATTAAGGATTTATTTTCCATTTATATATTCTTTTATTATTTTTCTCTAACTAAATTAATTTTAAATAATTGAAAACATTTTTTTAATTCTTGTAGCGAATATTCTCTATAATTTGGCGGAGTTGTCCTACCAATGCTCTCGTAATATGCTTCTAAAAATGGGAAATAATCTTCTCGTTTTAAAAATGAAGCAACCTTATTAATTATTTTTTCTGTCTTTTTTTGTCGTTCCTTGTCCATTATATATTCTTTTATTTTAAATCTAAATATTATAATTTTGCTAAATATCCGCAAGTTCGGTATTTAGTTTGATTAAGTTTTGGAATAAATCTGGAGTATCTCCCCAAAGTAGTTTATACGAGAACAGGGCAGGACTTGGAATAAGATTTGTAATTCGTTCTCTCTCTTTTGAGTTTGCTAAATGTCTTTTTCTATAATTTTCTCTTGTTAAAAAATCTGCTCCATCTATAAAGGTATGTGCCTCTGGACTTCCAAAATCGTAATGTTTCATCTTACCATCAATCATCATCGTTATTCTAAATCGCTTCGTAGGTTTAGGACTATTTATCAATTCTAATATTTTCATTTATTATATATTCTTTTATTTTAAATCTAAATATTATAATAAATGGAAGAAAAAAAACCAAATCAACTTAATAACTCGGTGTCAAACGTTATTGACAGATTTGCTGTAAAGGGTAAATGGAAATTGATTGGTTCTAACTCGTTAAGGTCATCAATGTATGGCAGTGACTACGATGTAGAAACAGATTTATACAGTTCCCAAAATGCCATTGTAAAACATTTTCAAAAAGCATTTGAGGACGCACATTTAGATAAAGATGTATTTATTACAGATTTTAAATGTGGTTGGGATAGTCGCCTCGTGTATGAAGGCGACTTTTCTAAATCGTCACTTAAAAAATATTTAAAGAACCCACTAATTGGTAGAAGTTACAAAATGGCGATTAATAAAGCGACAGGAGAAAAGCAGATGGATTTGGTAAGAGATTTATTTATTTTACGCTGGAAACCCAAAGATGTATTAAACGGTAAAATAAAGTTAATTGATGGTAGTTATAAGACGTTTGAAGAGTGTCTTTTAGACCCAACAGTTCTAAAAATAGATTTAATAAAGAAGGTCGGTAATCAATTCGCAGAAATCAGTGAAAATTATTACATTAAACTTAAAAACGGTAAAAGTAATTACCCAGAAGAGCCAAGTCGCAAAGATATTGAGAAATCATTTGGTGAAGATATACAGTATTATTCTCACAAAAATTCGTTTAAAGCTTTAAAACGCTTATTTTCTTTGTATCTAATTGAAGGTGACAAGGAAAAACAGATTAATCAAATGATTGAGTTCTTCAATGGTCAGGTTGGGTATCTCAACAAAATAAAAAGCGAATTGGAGATTTTAGAAGCGTTGCTTATACAAGATTATAGGAAGCCAAACTGGGAAGATGTTCAAGCTAATTTACAATTTATAAAAGAGCAATTATCAAGCGTATTTGAAATCCCAATTAGTGAAAAGATTTTTAGCGAGATAGATAAGATTAGCGAAAAAACTGCTTTAACAGATATTGTTACAATTAAGGATTACCTCCTAAAAAAGTTAAATGAGTATAGTAAAGATTTTCTACGGAATTATATTTAATAATAATCTATTTAGTAAAAAAAAATAATCTTATAGTATAAGTATGAATTTTGAAGGAGAAGGAAATGTTTTAGCACTACTTGAGAATACTGATGAGAAGGATAGGAAGAAATGGAAAACGCTGTGTATCACTGATAGACCGAAGAATGTTACGACAGCATTAAACGAGATTAAACTCAAGGACAAGCCAAATCTGCGTTTTCAACCAATTCCTGATAAGAATATTGAACGGTCAATTAGATATGTTACTGGAGCATCAGGTTCAGGTAAATCGTATTACACGAAAGGATACGCCGAAGAATACCACAAATTATACCCAAAGAGGGATATTTATATGGTTTCAAGTTTGAGGGACGACCCATCAATAGATAAGCTCAAATATATTAAGCGTCTTAAAATCCACGAACCTGCGTTTTTAAATGATGATATACAGGCAGGAGATTTCAAGGACAGTCTTGTAATTTTTGATGATACAGATTGCTTACAGAATAAAAATTTAAAAAAGAAAATTGATGGAATTTTGAATGCTATTTTGGAGACTGGCAGACATTTTAATACGGAAGTTGTTTATACGTCACATTTAGCGTGTAACGGACTTGACACGAGAAGAATTTTGAATGAATGTAAATCGGTTACCATATTTCCAAACGGGCTTGGAGGTAAAGCAATGAAGTATTTACTTGATAATTACTTCGGTCTTTCAAAAATCCAGATTAAAAAAATCAAAAAACTTGATAGTCGCTGGGTTACAATAAGTAAAGGTTGTAAGATGTCAGTGATGAGTGAAAAGGAATGTTTCGTCCTTAACAATCACGACGAAGATGATGAAGATGAAAAAACCAAAAAATAATATTGATTATATTATAATAACTTAAATAAGACTTTATAAGATATTATAAGATATTATAAGATGCCTAAATTACCGACAGATTATTCACGCACAGTTATTTACCATTTTGTTTGTAACGAACCAACTATAACTCACACCTATATTGGTTCTACTACTGATTTTACGAAGAGAAAGAACCACCACAAGTATTGTTGTAACAACGATAAAAGCAGAGAATATCAAATAAAAAAATATGTGTTTATTCGTGAAAATGGAGGTTGGGACAACTGGAAAATGATTGAGATTGAGAAATTTCCTTGTAATGATAAACGAGAGGCACAATCAAGAGAACAATACTGGATAGATTTACAAATTAATAAACTTAATACTATCTGTGCTGTAAGAGATTATAAATCTGTTGAGAACAAAGAAAAAGACGCAGAAATTAATAAAAAATGGTATAAAAAACGCTCTAATGAATACAAAGAACAAGTATTAATTAGACGAAGAGAATATTATAAACAGAATGCCGTAATTTTAAGACAGAAAGCGTTAGATAGGTATTACAAGAAAAAATAATCAAAAGACTTAATAGTCGTTGGGTAACAATCTCAAAAGGTGCTAAAATGTCGGTAATGAGTGAAAAAGAATGCTTCGTTCTCAACAATCACGACGATGATGACTAAATACGTCTTTTTAAAAGGTGTATTTAGATATTATAATAATACTAGTAAATACTGGCTTTATTATATATAACTGGCGGTTTTCGCCTTTATAAATACCGTTTTGGTAAAAAAGGTGGGAGATTATAGTCACCTTTTATAATTTGTTTTAGTGCTATTTGTTCTAATAAATTTTTTGGGTCTATTTCATCTAAAGTAAGAGCTGATTGTTTATTTAATCTTTTTGTTGGTCTAAAAACAGGATAGTCCAATCCAGCAACATCTTTCCAATCACTTTTAAACCAATTTGTTAAACCATTATTTGGTTTGTTTCCTAAATATTTACCGCCGAGTTGTTTATATCTTTTCACGATAAATCCTGACTTATAAGCACTTGGTTTTGAATATTTTTCATCTGCTTCTTTTTTTACCTTCTCGTATAGCGGAATATTGAGAGGAACAGCCATATATTATAACCAAATATTTTTATTATATAAAAAGTGGAAAAGTGGAAAAGTGGGAGGTGGGAATGGCTTTTGAGACGAGGGCGTAAGAATAATACAATATAATAATACAAGTAAATACTGGCTTTATTATATAAAACTATTGGTTTTTGAGGTTGGGGGTTGGGGGTTGGGCCTTGCTTTTGGGAGTATCTCTACTTTAGAGGAAAAAAAATGTTTTTCAGGAAAACCAAAAAACATTTTTATTTTTCATTTTTTAAAATTTGTAATAAAACAAGCCCCAACCCCCAACCCCCAACCTTTTAGATATATAAAACTATTGGTTGTTAGGTTGGGGGTTGGGGGTTGGGCCTTGCTTTTGGGAGTATCTCTACTTTAGAGAAAAAAAAATGTTTTTCAGGAAAACCAAAAAACATTTTTATTTTTCATTTTTTAAAATTTATAATAAAACAAGCCCCAACCCCCAACCCCCAACCTTTTAGATATATATACATATAAGTTAATACTGGATTTATTATATAAAACTGGCGGTTTTTGAGGTAAGAGGTAAGAGGTAAGACCTTGCTTTTGGGAGTATCTCTACTATAGAGAAAAAAAAATGTTTTTCAGGAAAACCAAAAAACATTTTTATTTTTCATTTTTTAAAATTTGTAATAAAA